TGAAGGTGGTTTCGATGATTACGTCGAACGCTTTGACACTTAATGGCATACAAATTTAGAGCAGATAGAACGCTCAGTAGAGCATTCAGAGACTTCAGTATTGGGTTCAAAGCGCATCCCAATACTGAAGATTTTTCTGTTGTGAAGAATGAAAATGCTATCAAGCAATCGATAAGAAATCTCGTCTCTACAGGTATGTACGAGAGACCATTTCAACCTGGTGTCGGATCACGACTCAGAGAAATGCTCTTTGAACCTTATGATGTATTCCTTGCTGAAGACCTGAAAGAAGAGATAACCAACGTTGTGACTAGGTTTGAACCTAGAGTTATTCTTAATGAAGTACGTGTACTCCCAGGGGAGAATGAGAACTCCTTAAATATAGAGGTAGATTACACGATTGTTGGTGAAACCCTAGTACAAACAGTTGACTTCCTCTTAGAGAGAACGTAAGAAATGGCAGCAATTCCCTCCAATTTAACATCTCTGGATTTTTCAGAGATTAAAGAATCAATCAGATCCTACCTCAGAACTAGAACTGAGTTTACTGATTATGATTTTGACGGATCTGCTGCGTCCTATCTGTTAGACGTACTGTCATATAACACTTATTACGCTGCGTTTAACGCCAATATGGCAATGAACGAAGCATTTCTTGAATCGGCAACAATTAGAGACAATGTTGTCAAAATTGCGAAGCAACTTAATTATACACCAAGATCTATCAAAGCTGCAAAAGCTTGTTTGAATTTTGCAGTACAGACACAACTTATTGGTTCGAGCACATCATTTCCTGCTACTGTAACCCTTCCTGCTGGTGATACCTTCGTATCTGCCGTAGATGGACAGTCTTTCCTGTTTACATTGCCTCAAGACATCGTACAGGCAGTAGATCAGCAGACTGGTATTGCATCATTCCCAAAAACAGTTGTATATCAAGGCAATCTGCTATCATACAAGTACACTGTAGAGGACGTTAAGAAGCGTGGATATGATATTCCTGTGGATTCTGTTGATACAGATCTGCTTTACGTTAGTATTTCTCCTAATGCTCAATCAGAAGAGATCGACACGTACAATAGGATTACTGATATTGTTAGAGTTGACGGTACTACTCGTGGTTATTTTCTAGAAGAGACTGATGACTTGAGATATAAAGTCATCTTTGGTGATGGCATCATTGGTAGAGAATTGATTGCTGGTGAGGTCATTAGATTCAAGTATGTACGTACAGATGGACCTGTTGCTAACGGATGTAAGAAGTTTACTTTCATCGGTCGTGCTATAGACAATACTGGTCGTCTTATACCCTCCGCTAACATCTCTTTAACGACCGTAGACGCCTCTCAAGACGGTGAGGATGGGGAAGAGGTGGTAAGCATCAAATTTAACGCTCCTAGAGCGTTCTCAGCGCAGAACAGAGCGGTTACAGAGTCTGATTACGAATATATCACTAAGATGGTATATCCTCAGGCACGTTCTGTAGTGGCGTACGGTGGTGAAAGACTGTCTCCACCCATCTATGGTAAGGTCTACGTTGCTGTCAGGACTAAAAGTGGTGCAGCATTGAATGAGACAACTAAAAAGCGCATCAAAAACGACCTTCTGAAGTATTCGATGGCGGCAATCGAACCAGTCATCATCGATCCTACTACTCTATACATCCGTCCGAAGTCTTATGTCTTCTTTGACGGTACTGCAACTAATCTGTCTAACAACGAGATGGCATCTAGGGTGCTTTCTGCGATTGATCAATACAATACTCAGGGTTCTGCCAACAGATTCAACGGCAGAATCGATACATCCGCCTTCCAGACGATGGTGGACAACTCAGATAACGCTATTGTGGGCAACCAGACCTCAATGACGCTTGGTTTGAACATTGAAGGGTTCCCATTTGGGTCAACTTTCACAAAATGCGTTGATTTCGGTAATGAAATCGTCAATCCAAGCGATATTTCTGGCGGAACCACTGGATCTGGTGACGGATCTGGTACTTGCGACCCGAAATTCTCTTCCGTTAAGTCTGGTACGTTCTATTCGACTGGATATACCGAAAATCTCCTCGATTTGGCGGTTCAATCTCAACAGTTGACTACAAATTCGGTTTTGAGCACCAGTACGTTCATTGATAATGATACTTCGGCACTTCTTCCCGTAAACGTACGTGATGATGGTCGTGGCGAACTGATTATGGTCTCGAAACTTGACGAGAAAGAAGTTATCCTTAAAAAAGGAGTCGGAACAGTCAATTATAAGAGTGGTGAAGTCTGCCTTGGACCTGTAAACGTTGCTAGTACGCCAGACGGCACAAATAGAATTCCTATTACTGCTTTGGTTGCATCTGCAAACGTAAATATCGGTACAGGTGTTGATCCTAACATCTTTAACCCTCAGGTTATTACGATCGACTACACCATTGATGGAACTTCAGTTCCCAACTTCGATCCGTTCGACTTTACAGCAATTAACTTCGACGGAACTCCGATAAATATCATTGATTATCCGACGACAGTGTTTGAGTTCCCAGAATTCGACGCTTGCTTCTAACCAGACAGCAGAATACGAAGAATGAAGTCAATTAAGGTATCCCAGCGCGTAAAGGACCAGATTCCTGCCTTTATCAAGGAAGAGGATCAGTCTTTTGTAGATTTAATAGTACAATACTATAAATCGCAAGAGAAATCTGGCAAGCCGTACGATATTCTTAATAATATCCTCTCATATACCGATATTAGTTCGGGTGAATACGATCCAAACTTTATTGGGTCGGAATCTGTCGTTCTGAACCGAGTAGGACCTACAGATAACAACATTACCGTTGAAAATATTGATTATTTTCTAGAGAAAGACGGTACGATCAAAATTGATAATGAAATCATCTATTATGAGGAAATAACCAGGTCTCCTGAAGTTGTTTTCACTCCTGGTGTCAATCTTCTTGAATTTAACAAAAAGATCCAACAATTAGAGAATATCAAGACTCTGTTTGATGGTTCACGTACTCTGTTTCCACTCAGACTGCTTGGAACGCCTATTACTCCTGCAGGAGTGGAGTATCTGCGTGTAATTGTCAATGGAATTCAACTAGAACCCAATGATGATTACTTCTTGGAAGGATCTAACATCCGTTTCCAAACTCCTCCCGTAATTATTCAAGGTTCCACTGCTGCTACTAGCATTGAGTACCTTATTGGTTACACCAGTGTGCCAGTTCGTAAATTGGACGAACTTACAATCACTACTGCTATTCAAGATCAGTTGATTTATCATCTGACACTGAATACTCAACCATACTTCCCACTGTCCACCGTTTCTTGCTTGGTTGCAGTGAATGGTGAGGTAAAAACACCGTTTGTTGATTATACGGTGTTCAATGATAAAATTATCTTCAAATCTATTCTCAGCATCGATGATGTATTAACCGTACGTGCTGTAGAACTGATTGCACCTGAATTTGGTAAAGGTGCTGTAGCAATTAGTAAAGTTGAGAACGGACAAGTAAAAGACATCATCGTTAAAGATGGTGGTAGTGGTTATCGTATCAATTTCACTCCAAAAACAACTATTCTCACTCCTGCAGATACTTCAGGAGAAAATGCGACTGCACAAGCACTCGTTAATGGTGTTAAAGATATTAGTCTGATTGACGGTGGTCAAGGTTACACTTCCACAAATCCACCCCTAATTGTCTTCGATGAACCAACAGATCCTTCTGGAGAAGTCGCAAAAGCAACTGTAACTGTTGACGATACTACTGGTCAGGTAACTGGTATTAACGTACAGTCATCTGGATCTGGATATGACTCCATTCCGTCAATTTCTTTCGTTAATCCTGGTGGTGCTAAGATTAGCGACTCTCAAATTGATGCAGATGGGTCTATTGTACCTGGTTCCATCACGGTCACTGACGGTGGACTTCGTTATGCAAATCCACCAGCAGTCTACATCGATCCTCCGTCTGAAGACGCTGTAAACCCAATTTCCGCTTCTGCAGTAGCAACTCTTGATGATGTTGGTAGAGTAAACGGAATTACGATCATTTCTCCTGGTAGGGGATACACTTCTGCGCCTAGATGCAGAATTATTGATCCTATTGGCGCACAAATCCTCGATGTTTCTGTAACTGGCGGAAAACTTACAAATATCGAACTTCTGACTGGCGGAACTGGTTATACAGATGCGCCTTCAGTGTACATTGTTGATAATCGCAAGGATCTGTCTGGTAATCCCATTGGTGGCACTGGCGCAACTGCCGTAGCAACAATCTTCAATGGAGAGATTACTGACATCAATATTACCAGTTTTGGCGATGGATATTCCGAAACTGAACCTCCTACAGTCTTCATCGCGGAACCGAAGGCAGCTGCGGCGTCTTGTGACGTTGGTTTCGGTGAAATCACTGGTTTCACTCTACATTCTCACGGTAAAGACTATCTTCCTTCCCAATTTAAGAATTGTAAGAGAGGAGTTTCTGGTGTAACCAGTTTTGACATCAAAGGCAATCAAATCTACACAACAGAAAGTGATTCTATTCAGTCTTCTCACGAAGCTGGAGCAGTAATCCATAATCTAGATTCGCTTTTTGCTAAGAACCTGTATCAGCGTTTTGTTAATCAATTCCTTCCTAATACGGAAATTGATTACACTAAAGTAAATGCTCCGCAAATTATTAAGTCTATTAAAGACTTTTACTTGGCAAAGGGCACAAAGACTGCTACTGAATACCTGTTTAAGGTTCTTTTCTCCGAAGATATTGATGTCTCATATCCAAAAGACGAGCTGATTAAACCATCTGCCGCAACTTGGAGCGTTGAGACGATTCTTCGTGTTGAGTTGATGTACGGTGATCCACGTGATATTACTGACTCACAGTTGTTCCAGTATATGGACGCTGTTGATACTAATGTTAAAAATGCAACCTGTTTGGTTGAAAACGTTATTGCTATCAATACTGGTGTTGGTACAATCTACGAATTGTCAATTTCCGAAGAAACTCTTGAGGGTAAGTTCACAATTCCCTACAAAACGACTCTCGTAGAACCAATCAATCAAACTGACTCAATCATCACTGTTGACTCTACTATTGGTTGGCCAGAAAGAAATGGCATCATCCTTTTGGGTGATAATGAAGAAGTTCAATATAAGGAAAAATCACTTAACCAGTTTATCGAATGTACTCGTTCTAAGAACGGTATTGTAGAAGATTGGGATGCTGGTACTGAAATCTATTCAGATATTTTCTGCTATATCAACCGTGGTCTTGATAATGAAGTCAAGATGCGTATTCTTGGTATTGCTGAGGCAACTGGTACGGTTCTCAATGATACTGGTTCGTATTATCTTCCTAGCGATAAACTGAATGTTGCATCTCTTGGATCATCTTCTATTGACAAAAAGATCACCTCTTGGTTGTATAACGTCAAAAAACTGATTCAGGTTATCAATATTGAACCTGGTGGTCTCAATAATCAAACTGCAACTGTATATACTACTAACAAGCACGGTCTGCTGGTTGGTGACTCTGTAACCATTTACGGTGCTAACCCAACCGTCTTTAACGGTACGTTTGAAGTAACTTCACGTATTAGTGACACTATTTTCTCATATCAGATTGTTGCCCCTGCACCTAATGCACCTCAGGGTAATATCCTGATGTCTGTTGACTTGAACAAAGGCAAGTCTGATGTTGATAGTATCAACTCTTCGATTAAAGATTATACAACTAACGTACAGAACACATTCTTCAACAGCAATTACGCTTATATTGCAACAACTGGTATTCCCAACTATAAGGTTGGTCCGTTTATTGGATCCGCACTTCTTCCTGGTAACCAGCGTAAACTGTCTCGTTTCCCTCTGACAGTTGAGACGGTTTCTCGTCGTGAAGACATTACTTTTGGTCCTATTGGTTCTTGGGTAAACGGTGTTTCTGCGTGGTCTTATAAATCACAAACAAAAATTCAGTTTGGTGGTATCACCAGTATCGATATTACCGATTCTGGTACTGGATATGATGCTGCAAACAAACCCGCTATTGAAATCACTGGTGGCGGTGGATCTGGTGCATCTGCAGAAGTTACCGTTAATGGTTCACTCTTCTCAGTAGATGTCACTTCTGGTGGTACTGGTTATTCGTCTTCTCCGCTCGTTTCCATTGTTGGTGGAGGTGGTTTTGGTGCAACTGCAACTGCAGTTATCACCAATGGTGTTGTAAGTAAAGTTCTGGTTGAAACTCCAGGTGAAGGGTACACTTCCGCACCTACTGTGTCTATTTCTGGTGGTGGTGGATCTGGCGCAACTGCAACTGCGGAAGTTAGAGGTCCAATCAAATCTATTGCATTGACTGCACCTGGTTCCTCATACACAACTTCACCTAATATTAAACTGAACTCTGGTGAAGGTGCGGTTGCACAACCAATCATTATTAATGGTCGTATTGTATCGATCGCTATTATTGCTTCTGGTGATGGATATACATCTCCTCCACGTGTTGTGATCAATGGTGAAGGTTATGGTGCTGTTGGTAAAGCAATTATTGGTCAGTTTGGCGAAGATAAAGGAAAGGTTCTTGGTGTTACCGTTGAAAACCGTGGTATCGGTTATGCAACTGGTACAACTACTATCCGTCTCGAATCCATCGGTGAACTAGCAACATTCAAGGCAAATGTGTTCGAGTGGACTCGTAACCTTGAATCTGAACTTGATGGTCTGCTTGACCCTTCTCGTGGATATGTCTTTGCTGGATACAACACACAGTACGGTGGTGAATATGCTCACCTCTCCGATCCTAAGCAACTGAGATACGTCCTTGGTGATAACGTCTTCCGTGATCCTGCATCTGGTAACCTCAAAGAACTTGAGACAGGTCTTAAGCACTCTCCAATCATTGGTTGGGCATATGATGGTAACCCCATCTATGGTCCTTATGGTTACATTGATGCTGCTGACCAGTCTTCTGGTATCAAGAGAGTTGTATCTTCTTACAGAATCAAACCAGTTCTTCTTTATGATGCAGATACAAACCCCAATCCTGTCCGTGCTGATGGTCCAGTCCTAGCGACATATCCTGCTGGATCTTTCATTGAAGATTACGAATATGTCTTCCAACAGGGTGATCTGGATCAGTACAATGGTAGATATTGTAAGACACCTGACTATCCAGAAGGAACGTACGCTTATTTCGTTGCTATTGACGCATCAGAGGCAGGTCTTCCTGTCTTCCCATATGTTTGTGGTCCTCAGCTGTATTCTACTCCCGATAAGTGGAACTACGACCAAGATGCAATCCAAACCAACATCCCTACAGATGTTGTTAGATTCCGTGATCCCTATCAAGATGTTGATATTGACATTGATCGTCAACCAAACGCTGATACCGATAACCTGGTAACTGAATTTGGTGAGACCTTTATCTTCGAGATTGAAGATACTAATAGAGATGGTGTTATCCAAGATGATGAGTCTCTTGCAACTATCTCAATTTCCGAAGAGCCCGTGCTGCAACTCTTCGATTACTACCCTCGTGTTTCGACTAGATCTCAGGTTGATATTGAGATTGATACCACTACCAAGTTTGAGGATGCTCAAATCAGTGGATTCGTAGTTGAGAACCCAGGTAGGTCTTATAAAGTTAACGATAAACTGTATTTTGATAATACCGATACTGGTGGTTATGGTGCTTCGGCAAAAGTTGATTCTGTTAAAGGTATCGACATCGCAGCATACAGTTCATACATCGATGAGGATCATCCGTACGGTCGAATCACTACAACTGGTGAGCACGATCTGAGGGCAGGTGATGTTGTTATTGTTGATAGTATCCCTATTGTTGATCAAACCAACAAAACTTTCAGAGTTAAGGTTGTTTCTGGTGTTGAGCGTGTAACTGTTGCCCAAGAAGGTCTTGGTTATTCAGAAGATATTCCTCCTTCCTATGAGGTTGTTAGTGGGTCTGGTCAGGACTTTGCACTCTCTATTACAAGAGAAGAGTCTGGCGCTGTCAAGAAAGTCGATATTATTAACTCTGGTTCTGATTACGATAAGGAGAATCCTCCTGAAATTCGTGTTTCGCACCCACAGAGATTTAAGAAAGCACAGTATGCACTGTCACTGTTGAGAGAAACTACTAGCGGTCAGAATCGTATCGCTAAGATTCACGATGTTGCTATTGCAGATGATCGTACATTCTACGTTGTTGGACAAGCAGATGATCCTGATGGCGATTCAGGTGGTCTGATTGCTAAGTTCAACAGCGATGGTAGATTGCTGTGGACACGTACGATGATGCCTCTGGCACCTGCCACAGGTGATAAGGATTGTGTCTTCAAGAGAATCTTCGTAGAGAATACAACTCCACACAACATCTACGTTGTTGGTGAGACTATTCCTAATTCTACCAACCTTAATTACAACCCCGATCTGGTTGTTGCTAAGTACAGATCTGGTTTTGATGGATTTAACAATCCAACTGCTGTTCCTGTATGGCAGCGTGAAATTGCTGGTATCTCTGGCGCAACTCGTCGTGATTATATCAATGGTGTTGCTCTAGATGATGATGGTCAGATTTACATCGGTGGTACTACCGATACCAACTCTCCAAGTCCCGATGATATGTGGATTGGTTTGTTGGATATTGATGGTGCAATGAAAGAAAAGCGTAAGATCTGTTCTGCTGCTGGTAACGAAACACTGACAGATCTTAAGTATATTGGTAACAACACCACAGTATTTGTTGGTATTAGTGATCCTACTGGTGTTGGTAATATCGTTATTGGTGAAACGTACTATGATACTGCAACTATTGAGGTAACTTGGAGTAGACAGTTCTCCAATCCTGGATTTAGATATTCTGATGCAAGCATCACTATTGATGAATATGGTTCTAGATATGTAACTGCAACTGTTACTAATATCTCCAGTGGTGATAGAGTCGGCGTCTTGTATATGAAGTTTAATGCTTCAGATACTAAGACTCCTGCAGTTGTTAAGATCTTTGCTCCTACTGGTACGTTTGAAGACATTCACTCTACTGGTGTTAAGTTTGACATCTTTGGTAATATTGATGTTGGTGCGTACGTTAAGTATGCGTTTAATGATCACCGTGGAATTATCTTTAAGGTTTCCTGGACAACTAATAATGTCATTACCGCTGCACACCTGAAACAGGAAAGTGGTATTGGATTCAAACCAACTGGTATTATTAATGATAACTCTGGTGACACCATTCTGGTTGGTAATAAAATTGAAAGTAATGAAATTGGTATCTTCGATTTCGACACATCTGTTGATGGAGATGCGACTTACACTAACGATTTGACAAAAACTTGGGCAGTTGCACCAAGTCTTGATAATACTAAGTACAAGTATGGTACTCAGTCAGTCTTTACTGGTGGTGCGGCAACATCTTTGATGCTGGATTATGGTACGGCAGATAAAGCAGAAGCGTACACTTGTGAAGCTTGGTTTGCTATTCAGACATCACAGTACAATGCACAGTCCTCCAAACCAGTTCTGTTTAGAGTTCAACCTAATACTGGTAACCCTGTAGTATTGTCAGTAGATGGCGATTCCACAAGTCCCAATTTTGGTAAGTTGGTTTTGGAATTGGGATCTAACACATACTATTCAACCACTACTGCTAACTGGACTGCATTTAACGCCCAAGAATTTGTCCACGTTGCTTTGGTCAAATCTTCTCCTGGTGTTGGTAACTACGTCTATAAGGTGTTCTTGAATGGTACTGAATCACTCAGTATTACTAGCACGACTGTAGACACTAACCTGCAAGAGGTTCTTGTCGGTGGTTTGCAATCCCCTGCTGTTGTTACATCTCTTGGTGGATGGATTGATAACTTGTCAATTTCCACTTTGGTTAAGTATGACGCTGCATTTACCCCTGCACAGGCAGTTGGTAGTAATAAAGAAGTTTCTGCATTCACATTCAAACTGGATCGTGAGCAAACTAAGGTCGGTACCTTCACTCTCAACACAGTTGAGCAGGGTATGCAGATTAATGTTGCTGCAGCAACCAATGCTTTCACATATAACACTCACGTAGTTTCTTCTGGTGATTGGGCTCTTGGACCTGCTGGTATCCAAATCCTCGATTACGGTGATGTTGTTTCCAACAATGTTGAGGGTATCTTCGCATTTACTTCTACAGAACAAACTTACGAAACCAGAACTGCAACTGTACCAACTCCTTTGGGTACAAAAGTTCTATTGAGTACCACAGTTATTCCTAAGTTCTATCTTAGAGATGCACAATACACCAGTATTGATGCTGTTAAGACAGTAACGTTTAATCAACCAGCTACTTTTACCAAGGGATCTATTCTCCAACAATATCAGACTATTGGTGGTCAAGATGTGATTTCTGCGTACGGTACAATCGTTGAAACTGGTACCAATTCAGTAAAAATCGGTAAGATCATTGGTAACTTTGATACCCAGAAAAAACTTAAGTCTACCGCAAATGATTTGAATACCATTGCTCAGGTATTCAATGTAGAAACAACTACCCCTGAGTGGTCAGAGAACTTCTCTTATACCACTGGTGATGTTGTATATGCTAGTGGTAAAATCTATACTGCAACTTCTACTGGTGTATCTGGTCCTACCAAACCCGTACATAACGTCGGTACAGTTTCTGATGGTAATGTCAACTGGGCATTTACTTCAGTTGCTGGTACTTTCAATGTTGATATTAACAATACAGCGTACTCTGGTGGAACTCTTGCACAATATGCAACTTGGAAAGAATTTAGTCCAACTGACTATATCATCAGAATTGATGAAATCTATAGCGATTCTGTTTACATTAAGGGCGACACGATTGATGCTGCCGCTGTTGGTCTTGTACTGACATTTGATTCTACCCACAAGATTGCAACATTTGCTGGTCTGGTTGGCGTTAAGAAGTTTACCTTGACATCCAATCTCGATAAGGATGTCATTCCTAACGCTGCTCTCGCATTTACAGATCTCGTATATTGCTCTTCTAGCACTAAAAACAACTTTGAAGTTAATGAAATCATCTTCGTTGAAGGATTCACAACTACAGAGTACGCTGGTTCATTCTTTGTTCAGGAAGTCTTCAGTAGCAGAGAATTTACTTATAAGTTGAGATCCACTGCTGTTCAAGATCCCACTTTTGAAAGCAATAGTATTGGTAGTGTAAACATCTACGCTAAGCACCCCAAACTTCTGTTCGTACGTGGTCATCAGTATATCTTTGACTTGGATGATGTTTCCAACCTTGGATA